GGGGTACGCAGCGGAAGGGAAGAGGGAGGAAAAAACTCCCAAGAAGGGTGCGGTGCGTCTTTCATACGAGAAGGGTCTTGTAGGGCCTATATTAAAGCCACAGGGCCTATTTTCGTGGGGTATATGAATTGGCTCCAGAACAGATAATTGGAAAAGTGGGAATATGAAGCAGGCCCGGCTAGTTACAAAGCCAGGGCCTGCGCTAGTTGGCAAACTTCAGCATGTTGTTGATGACGCAGCCTTTGATTTGTGAGTCCTCAAAGACTAGATGAGCATCACGGTACTGTTGAATTAGGTTCTTGATGAGGTCGTTCGTCTTAGACCTTAGAAGCGTCGTCTCAGTGTGGTCGTCCTTAGTGAATGCAAAGTTGGCCTTGGAGTCCGGGTCATAGTCGTGTGATACATACCAGAATGCATCATCGTCCATCCATATTCCAAAGATATTGCCAGCCAAGTGGAGGTTAAAGAAGAACTCAGCATCTGGTGGTCTCTTATGGATGAATGATGTAGAATCCTGAAGAAACTTGTTTGAAATTGCGTAGTCGGCCCATCTGGTGCCCTCGGTAAGCTTGCCAAAATCTGTCTCCTTTTTCGCCTCTTCAAAGGCTTCGTTGACTGCATAGTTGACAACAATCAAACCATCCTTGAAAGTCCTGAACTCTCCAGCGTATGGCATCGAAAGTTTGAAATAGTTGAAGTAAGGATTGTATTCTGAAGTGGCGTTGCCAAGAAACCAGACACGAACCCCGGACCTCATTCTAGCGACGGTCTCATATAAGTCGAGTAAGTCTTCGCACTCCGAGTTGAGGTAGTGGTAGACGCCAGTGGTGATGGTGAACTCATCGAACACTATTGTGCGAACCTTAGGGTAGCTAGTAGACTTGAGAATCTTAGACGTAGATAAGGCGATGGCATAGCCGGCTAGTTTTCCGTCAATATAAAAATCTCGTCCCTTGACGCTTAGAGTATGGTCAGGGAACTCGTTTTGTTGTATCAGGGCATCAAAGAACTTCGGGACACATTTTTTGAGCTCTTTGTCGTATCGGCGGACATAGATGAACTGATTGCCATTTTTCAAAAAATCCTTGACGCAAGCCTTGATTGCGCCATAAGTTTTTCCGACTCCACGGCTGCACACCACGAAGCAAAAAAGTGCCCTAGAAAAACTCTGGAGCTTATCGTAGTCATAGAAAATCTTCTTATCGTTCATATTGGTCCTTGTGGTTTTGAGGGCCAGGCTCCAGTTGTTATAGCCCAGGCTAGTAAGTGCCCAATTCCATGCCGTCCGACTCTTCGCCGTACTCTCGACGGTTCATGCGAAGCTATTGGTACAAAAGGGCCCAACCCTCAATTTGATTATAAAACAAAGAACCGCTTGGCGCAAGCGGTTCGAAGATATATGGAGGTAGCCAATGGCTTAGCTACAATTCCACTATAACACACTTTTTGCACATGTGGAAAACTTTGACGATTTTGTATCTTGAAAAATGCAAAAAAGTGCCATACAATAAAAGCATAAAAGGAGATAATACAATGGCCATCAGATATGATGAAAAACTAAACAAACAAATACTACAAACAGTGCGGAACTTCAACGCAAAGGTGACGCGTCTTGAGCAGCAAGGAGTGGCGCTCCCTGTTGAAAAGGTCAGCGTTCGGGAACTCAAAAAGGACTTCACAGACCGCCGCGAGCTTCAAAGCTATCTTCGAGAGCTTCGCAAGTTCTCTCAGCGTGGCGTGGAGCGCGTGGCCTATGTCGACCGCTGGGGAAAAGAGTTCACCGTCTATGAGTTCAAGGTCGGCGGCATCCGCCAGCGTCGTGCAATTCGTGAGGCCGAAAGACTCCTGGATGCGGCGAGAAAAGAGAAGAGAACCGAGGGAGGTGTTCCTGAAGACCAGTCACTCATGGGGACTGATTATGCTGCAACTATTGAGGCCAACCTCGAAAAGCTCAAGGCCACAAGATTCCATCAGAAACGCTTGACTGCTGAAAAGAAAGCTCAAATCGTGCGAGCATCGAAAGCAACCCTTGGCTCAAGAAAGTTCCAAGTTGCAATCAAGGACAATTTTTTCAGGCATCTGTCAATTCTTGGCGAAGCTGCCGGACTCCCATCGTCTTATACTGACGAAATCATCGACGCACTGAAGCAGGTCAGCGGTAAGGACTTTGAGAAACTCCGCCAGGCGGAGGAACTCATCGACGCCATCGAAACATACTATCCTCAATGGAAAAACGCAAAAACCAACCAGCAAAGGCAGCAAGTCGGTGAAACGGTCCGCCCTCTCATCGTCTCGCTACACGACAACCTCAACCAGATTCTCTCGACCTATGGCTATGAAGAAGTAGAACTCACCGAAACCACTGACGGAGAATAAAATGAAAGCCGCTTCGGGTAGGAAGTGGGCCGTTGACTTCGAGACAACTACAAAGGAGAATGACTGCCGCGTCTGGGAATGGGGAGCATGCCCGGTAGACAATCCAAATGAGTTCGTCTGGGGAACGTCAATCGAATCATTCTTCGAGTGGGCCCAATCACAACACAATCCAAAGTGCTGGTTCCACAACCTCCGCTTCGATTCGCAATTCACAACATCATGGATGCTGAGAAACGGATTCAAGTGGGTGCCATACAGAGCGAAGGCCACTAAGACCTTCTCAACGCTTATCACTCCAACCAATGACTACTTTTCGGCCAGAATAGTGTTCGAGAATGCAAACAAGATGCCAAAGACGATGGAGCTCTACGATTCCATGAAGCTCCTCGACATGTCGCTCAAGAAGGTCGCGCAATCATTCCGCCTTCCGTTCAACAAGCAAGAGCTGGACTATACAAAAGAAAGGCCTGTGGGCTATAAGCCAAACGTGCAGGAGCTCTCCTATCTCAACACAGACTGCAAGATTCTGGCAGTCGCTCTTCAAAAGCTGCAGCAGAACGGAGTTGAAGGCATCACAATCGGCCAGGCAGCAGTCAAGGACTTCAAGGAGCGCGTGCCATTCTGCTCGTCGCTCTTCAAGAAGCTGCCGCAGGAAGTCGAGGAGGATGTGCGCCAGGCATACAAAGGAGGCTTCGCCTGCCTCAATCCTGCTTATGAAGACGTAGAGACCGGGCCTGGATTCTTTTTGGACCGGAACAGCATGTACCCAACCATCCTCAAAGAGAAACCGATGCCAATGGGCCGGCCAGTGTTTTTCAAGGGTCAATACAAACCAAGCGCAGTCTACCCTCTCTATGTTCAGAAGGTCAGCATCAGCTTCACTCTAAAGCCTGGCAAAGTCGCGTTCCTGCGCACAAAGAACCATCCAAAGTATGACAGGGCAACCTACATGGAAACCTCAGAAGGCGAGCTCATAAGCTTCACGTTGACATCTCCAGAAATGGAGCTCTTATTTGAGAACTATGACGTCGACGACATTGTCTACCACTCCGGCTGGAAGTTCATGGCTTGCAACCATGTCTTCGACGAGTACGTCGACCACTGGGCGAAGGTCAAAGAAGAGGCCAAAGAAAAGAAGCAGGCCGCAACCTATCAGGTGGCGAAGCTCTACTTGAACTCGCTCGTGGGAAAGTTCGGAGGGAGGACTTCCGGACGCCAGTGCAGGCCAGTCCTAGACGAGAACGGAATCGTGCGCTACAAGGCAGAAGGACGCGAGACTCGCTCCAGCATCTATTCGCCAATCGCTCTCTTCACGACTGCCTTCGCTCGCTGCGAAATGGTGAGGATGATTCAAAAAGTGCGCGACTTCGGCTTCAAAAAATATGGCCGAGACATCTGGGTATATAGCGACACCGATTCGTGTGGCGTGGTGATGCCAGTCGAGGATGTGAAGTTCCTAGACAAAATCATCGACCTGGATGACACCAGAATGGGCGCCTACAAGGTCGAAAAGGTCTTCACCAAGGCTAGGTTCATTCACTCCAAGTGCTACATGCTGGTCGACTACTCGGGAATCCCTCATGCGACAATCGCAGGGATGCCTAGAGAAATCGCCGAGCGTCTAAACTTCGAACAGTTCAAGATTGGATTCACACTGGAGTCTCTAAAAGATGACCCGGACTATGACAAGCTCCGGGCGCTAAGGCAGAAAATAGTTCCAGGCGGCGTCGTCTTGGTGCCTGGTCAATTCGGGATTCTGTAACACCAAAAAACGGCCAGGTGGGCACGGCCGCTTCTTGGATATTCTTTAGGAGACAACGTGGGCGGAAGCAGAATGCCCTTGCGGATGTTGTCACTTCCGGGAGAGTAATGAAAGAACCTCTCCAATTCTTATTATAACACACTCGTCAAGGCCCGGCCAGGATGCGAGGAATAGACCTGACCGGGTGAACGAATAGAAAAGGCGCATCACTGCGCCAACTTGATTATACCATAATAAGTATGTTATAATGTAGTCAATGCAGATTGCAGGGCGCTCACCAGAAGGATGGGCCAAAGGACAGCCAGAAGAGGCTGTCTTTTTTGGGCCTGTGGAAAACTTTTTTGATGCTAACAGGGGTGGACTGTGGAAAACTTTGCAAAAAAAGTAGGCACAAACCTATTGACAATAGTAAGCAAGTGCGCTATAATAGAGGTAAGCTAATAAATGAAAGGAAGCTACAATGAAAGAATCAAATAAAATCAAAGTCCTAGAAGAAAAGGTCACTGAACTTTGGGAAGACTTGAAATCTTGCGAAAGGTGTCTTGACCGTTCTAAGGAATATGGCCTAGAAAAAGAAATCAAAATGCTTGAGGAATGCGTAGACGCCGCTCGCACTCGTTGGGCAACGGCGAATAGAATCCTCGAGTTCCTAAAGGATGAACGCGAAGCGGAGGACTTGTTAAATGACTAAAAGCTACTGGGTAAACGGCTTGAGACTAGAGAATCTCAAGGAAGCAATAAAAGAATCAAACGAATCGGGTATGCCTGTCTACGAAGTGACAGTGACCTTTGGAGGAAAATAATATGAACACAGACTATATCATCGCTCAACAACTAAAACGCATCGCAGATGCACTGGAGGAAGCAAATGAACTCAACAAAGAAATTGCGCGCAACCATTAAAGAACGCAAGCGCATCGCTCGCGAGAGGTGGGAAAACAGGTTCTTGAGCCTAGCTCTTATCCTCTTCGCAATATCATTCCTTACTTTGGATGCAATACCAGGCTTGGTCGGAGCCGGCATCATAATAATACTACTAATAGCTGACGAAAAAGTCAGAAGGAGGTTCTAATGGCTAACACAAAAGCGGGCGGCCAAAAAGCTCGCAAAACCAACATCAAGAAGTACGGCAAAGACTTCTATGCGCTTATCGGCGCAAAGGGCGGCCGTAATGGCCACACAGGTGGCTTCGCTTCAAATCATGACCGCGCCGTAGCGGCAGGTCGCAAGGGGGGACTAACATCAAGCAGAAAAGGAGTCAAAAATGGTCAACGCAAAGAACGCGTCTACTGCCCAGTCTGGGGAGAATGAAATCAAAATCAAGCCGGAGAAGGTCGAGAACCTAGAGGCTGACGAATACTTACTTGAAAAAGCCATCAAGGCCCAGGAGAACGCTATCGAGCGTATGCGCAGAGAACACTTGATGCGCCTGGCGCAAGAGCGAGCCACTCGCCACAACGAGCTGCGCAAAACGCGCAAAAAAGAACGCAAAAACCGAAAGGGAGGAAGAAAATGAAAAGGCAAATACTAGACAGGCTTATGAGAGAGTATGACTACGAGAAAAACTCAGTCAGCGACACTTGCGAGTTCCTACTATATATGCTGGAGCAATACCATGACCTAGAGGAAGGGAGAAAGATTCCAGTCGACTACAAAGAGTCTGTCTACGCTTACAAAATGGAAACACTAGACACTGGTGTGCTAATGAATCTCGGCGGCCGGAGCCTGCCGTTCTAAAGGAGGCAAAATGGAGGTAATAATAGCAATTATCATCGGAATCGTGGCCCTCTTCTTATGGGCCGCGTGCAAGGTGTCGGGGGAGCAATCTCGCATTGAGGAATACTACCGGATGCAGAGGAAGCTCGGCAAAAAGAAGGAGGAGAAGAATGAGAAAACTAAGAGCTGATGAAATAGAGTGTCGCATCGGCATGGCAAAGGCAGACAAGGGAATCTCCCTGCTACTCTATAAGGATGCGCGCTGCGACATGGCAATCCTGGACGAAACGTTCGGACCAATGAACTGGCAGCGCCACCACTCCAGAGACAATGCCAACTGCGTGGTCGCAGTCTGGGACAAAGAAAAAGGAGCCTGGGTGGAGAAGGAAGACACTGGCACCGGCTCAATGACCGAAGCCGAAAAAGGGATGGCCTCGGATTCATTCAAGCGTGCCTGCGTCAACTGGGGAATCGGCCGCGAACTCTACACTGCACCATTCATCTGGATTCCAATTGAGAAAGTCGAGATGGTGCTAGGAATCAACGGCAAGGCATCGACGCGTGACAAGTTCAGCGTCAAATCTATCAACTACAATGAAAAGACTGGCGACATTTCGGAGCTCATTATTGTGAACCAAAAAGGAACTATCGTCTTCTCGTGGAGAGCGTGATGGGAAGGGTATATTCGCACGAATCCCCAATGTATCAGAACAACATTCACCAGAATGGGGCCTATTGGTACTCAAAGGAACTCGTGCGAAATATCATCCCCAATGTGAAAACAAACAGGCCTTGGGTGACAATCAAGCTTGGAGACTTCTGCGTGGACCATGCAATCTACTTCATCCACAACAACATTCATCCGGAACTGTACAATCACATCCGCAAATATAAGGATGTAGTGCTAGTCGTCGGAGTTCCGGAGACAGCAGAAAAAGTCAAGCATCTTGCGGACCATGTCGTCTACTTGCCGCTTAGCGTGGACGTGGACGACGTAATCCGCTGGGAGAGGCCAAAAGACAAGCTCTGCTGCTATGCTGGCAGAAAAGACAAGCCAGGCGTAGAAAAGCTTGACCCAAGCGTGGTGGACATCCTGGCGGACATACCAAGAGACATGATGCTGTCAGAGATGGCTCGCTATCGCTATTGCTTCGCGGTCGGGAGGAGCGCCATTGAGGCCAGATGCCTCGGGTGCATGATTCTTCCCTTCGACGACAGATTCCCAGACCCAAGAGTCTGGCAAATAGTAACTAATCAAGAGGCGGCCACGAAGCTGCAAAGGCTCCTGGACGCAATAGATGGAGGAAAAAATGAAGATAAGAAAACTGTTCAAGGATGAGTATGAAGAGAGAGAATGGTTCGTGTATGCGAAAGCTGTGCTTTTTGTATTAGTGGTCAGCGCAGTTGCATTTTTGCTTGTAGCCGCAGTCGCTCGAATGTTCCCCGAACCATACGAAGGAACATGGTGCTATTACGAATGCCAGGAGGAAGAAAAATGAAAAAAATCATTCACATTCTCGAGCCTCGCTACCGAGACCGCCGCGTGCTAGTTGCGCGCTGGCGCATCCCGGCTGGCGGAGACATCATCCTGGCGATTCAAAAGGGAGCTTATAGAGGCCTCTACAAAGCCTCGAATAAAGTCATCTGCAATTCGCCAATCGAACCATTCACGACTAAGGCCGGAGCGACATTCCAGGTTCGGGCCATATCGGTAGACGACCTAGAAAGGATGGACGATGAAGGAGTTTGACCTCGGCCCAGGCCGCAACAATATCCTGCTCGTCATAGACCGGTGCAAAACTATGGACGAGCTGAAGGCCCTGTGGAAAACTTTATCGCCGGAAGAGCAGAAGATGGCCAAACCGTTCTTTACAGCACAAAAAAAGCGTGTTATAATGTAGGTACATTGGCCATTATTGTGTATACAATGAAAAATAACTGCCTTATAGACCCTGGCAGTTATTTTGTTGAAGCATAAAAAGTATGTTATAATGTAGTCAGAAAGGAACTCGCAGACAAAATGAACCCTTCTGATTCAAACTGGCTGGGAAGTCTCCTAGGCTTCCTGGGTGGCGGTGCTCTTGCAAGCATCATATCTGCGCTTATTCAAAGAAAAAAGGCAAAAAACGACATCGTCACTCAAAACATCGAAACTGCTCGTCAGCTTCGTGATGATGCTATGGAAGAATACAAGCTCATCACTGACAAGCTCAACAAGTGCCGTTCCCTGCTCGAAGAAGCGCAAGGTGACTTGGACATCGCCAAGACGTACATCGAGACGCTCTGCGGCATCCTGGACACCAATTCAATCGCTTATCCACCGAAACCCGAGGAACTCTTCGGGGACTCTGAAAAGTAACAGCATGCAAATGTAAAGGAGGAACATGCTCGAAAATCTTATCAACCAACTAATCACTGTCGCTGTGGGATTGGCAATCCTAGGCGGCAGCTACTTCGTCTGGCTTCTGTCAGGCGTGGCAAATGTGCTATTCAATCCGGAGAGAAAATGGTCCTGGAAACGAATGTTCGAGGACCTAACCAAAGCGCTACTCATGAGCATCGCTCTGCTCGCTTGGGTAGCTGTTTTTGATGCTCTGGACTGGTTCAGCGTACAGATGGGTGCGGACATCACCGAAATCCTCGAAGGCGCGAGCGTCGCTGGCGTCATCGGCGGAATCATCGGTGGCACTGTCTACTACATCGGAAAGGCATATAGAAACTTCTATGAGTTTATCAACAAAAATCATGTCGAGCCTAAAATCGAAGCTGGCTCCCAAAACTATCAAACCGTTGCCGAAAAAGTATTCCAACTTTTTGAAACACGGCCGGAAGTGGTAGAGGAACAGAAGAAAGTCGAGGAATCCGGAGCCCAAGGCAAATACTACAAACTAGACATCAGCTCCTACGACGCCTTCAGAAAAGAAGTCATCGGCAAAGGATTCGACGTCGACGGCAAGTACGGATTCCAATGCTGGGACGGCGCCTGCCTTCTCTGGGAGAACCTAGACCGCTGGCTATATACAGGGGACGGCTCCGCCAGAGGATGCTGGACGCTTGAACGCGACCGCAACGCTGGCCAGGACTTCGACCTCATCTACAAGAAAGAAGACATCAAGCGCGGTGATGTCGTCGTCTTCTCGTGTGGCGAATATGGCCACATCGGCTATGCAGACGAAGACTTCTCCGGAAATACCTACATCCGCCTGCTTGGACAGAACCAGTCCGCAGACATGCGCTTCTGTGTCATAAATATGGGCCTAGGAACGTTCCTGGGTGCCTTCCGCTATCACGGATGGATTCAGAAGCCAGAACCGGCTCCTGAGCCGTCTGGTGACGTTGTAGAGTATACCTACAAAGCCGGAGACACGTTCGGGCAAGTAATCAACGACTTAGGACTTAGAACCTGGCACGGACTTTGGGGGCCAGACGGAGACGTGGCCTACTACACCGCACAGCTCGGAATCACCGGCAACATCCCAATCGGAACTCATCTAGTATTCCACAGGAGGACTGACTAATGGCCCACTATTCTGGCTATGTAACACTGCCAACCATCTCGTACGAGGCCTTCAGGGATGCCGTAAATGGGAACTCATATGATGCCGATGGTATAGCAGGCTGCCAATGTGTAGACCTCGCAAAAGAGCTGAACTACAACCTCGGCTACTCTTCGCCATATTGGGACACCGGTGGAACCGGTAGCGCCTACGGTGGTTGGTCTATTGAATCGGCAAGGTCGTTCAACGCTGGCGTCCAATATACTCTCGTCTACGACAAGACACAAATCAAAAAGGGAGACATGATTGTCATCAACCACTTCATGGGCAACCCATATGGTCACGTTGGATTCGCAGACGAAGACTACAATGGGACAAATAACATCAGGATGTGCAGTCAAAACAACGGCGGCACACCAGCACCGGGTGGTGGAACTACGGTGAACATTGCAAACTATGCTCTGACCAACTTCCTCGGTGCATTCAGACTTACTGCATGGAATGAAACTGTCAAAAAGAGGAAGTTCCCCTGGGTGCTATATGCTCGCAAATTGCGAGAAAAACGTTCCCAACCATAAGAAATATGATACAATAAAATCAGAGGAGAAATAGCAAAATGAACGAAGATGAATTGACAAAAGTCTTTGACTCGATTCAAGAAAAAATCGGCAAAGAAAACTCTGCTGCCATCGCTGATGACCTTGGCACTCTTATCACCAAAAACTCGGAAACAATCCAGGCTCTCAAAAGCAAGGACACCGAGATTGCAACCCTCAAGAGCACCAATGCAAAGCTAGTAGCAGCAAATGGAAACTTACTTCAGCAAATCCCAATGAGCGATGAAGACCCAGCCGGCAGTCGCCCAGAACCTGAAAAAGAGCCGGCACCATTCTCAATGAAAGCTTGCTTCGATTCTCGAGGCAACTTTATCAACTAATAACAACTAATAAAAAGGAAAGGAGTACACTATGCCATCAACTGGACTAGTAAACTCACTCAACCGCATCCGCGAGTTGTCGTCCGACATCTACCATCAGTACATCCCGATGCTAGATGAAAACACTGACATCAGCGCCTTCGGTCAACCAATCCTCAACTACCAAGTTGTTGCAAACGAGTTCATGAGCCAACTCATCAACCGCATCGCAGCCACTCAGTTCGAGGTCAAATACTTCAACAACCCTCTCCGCGTGCTCGAGGGTGACCGCGTGCCATTCGGCCATGCCGTTCAAGACATCGCAGTCAACAAAATCGCCGGTCGCAAGTTCGATGTCGAAGACTTCGCTGGCTTGCTCGCCAAATATGAAGCCGACGTCAAGGTCCAATATCTTGAAGTCAACTCTGACATTCAATACCCAGTGACCATCACTCGCGCCAAACTTCAAAAGGCCTTCTTGAGCTGGGACAACCTCAACTCATTCATCGACGAAATCACCAACGAAATGTACAACTCGGCCTTCATCGACGAGTACAACCAAGTTCGTGCTCTCGTCACCGAAGCCTACTTGAACAACCGCGTACAAATCGAGACTGTCTCTGCTGTCTCTGATGAAGCAACTGCCAAAGCCTTCACCGAAAAAGCTCGCGAGCTCTTCTTGAACTTCCAAGCACCAAGCTCAAGCTACAACGCTTGGGCCAAAGTTGGTGGCGCTGGCCGTCCAATTATCACCTGGACCAACCCAGAAGACATCGTCATCATCATCAAGAACTCTGTTCGTGCCAAACTCGATGTACAATCCTTGGCTGCTGCCTTCAACGTAGAATATGCAACGCTTCTCGGCAACATCATCTCTGTGCCTGACTTCGACATCTACAATGACGATGGCACCAAGCACTCCGATGGCTCTGCTATCGTGGGCATCCTCTGCGACAAGGCCTTCTTCAAGATTCGTGAACAAGACCGCGACTTCAGCGATTTCTGGAACCCGAACAACAGAACCTGGCAATTGTACCTCAACATCGTCAAGATGTATGCAACGAGCCTCTTTGCTAACGCGGTGGTCTTCGCTACTAGCACCCCAACCGTAGCTGCAACCGCTGTCACCCCAGCCAAAACTGAAGTGACCGTAGTTGAAGGCGCTGACGTAGTCGTCCCAGTGACCTTGACTCCATTCCAAGCCACGACCACTGTGACCGCCTCTTCGTCTGCGGCAGGCAAAGCCTCTGTATCCGTGACCGGCCACAATGTGACCATCCACGGTGAAGATGCTGGCTCTGCAACCATCACCGTCTCTGCTGGTGCTGGCGTCACCGCCTCCATCGCAGTCACTGTGACTGACGCATCCGCCTAATAACAAGGCAAAACTAGGGGAGGTCGCAAGGCCTCCCCACCTAAAAGGAAGGAAAGAAAATGACAATCTCACCATCAACTGACCTATACCTGCTCAAGCTCCCTATTGAATTGAATGATGAAAATCAACTCACTTTTGCAAGTGCGTCCGCGCAGGCAACCTACTTCCTGTCTCTACCAAAAATTGGTGACCCAAACTTCAGCTATCAGAGAAGAGATAGCGTCATTCGCTACCCAGCGCATATTGATTCCATCATTCAGTACAATTATGTGATGTACAAAAACGAGAACTACTCAAACAAGTGGTTCTATGCTCGTATTATGAACATGGAGTACGTCAATGATGGCATGACGCTCATCAGCATCGACGAAGATGCCTTCCAGACTTGGCAGTTCGACTTGGGATACTCGCAGTGCTTTGTAGAACGCGAACACGTCAATGATGATACCGTCGGCGCACACACTGTGCCAGAGAATCTTGAATGTGGCCCTCCGAGCTGCATTGGTGTAGCGCACTACTACCCAGACAATAGCTTCAAGCTCGCGGACCAAACCACTGCAACGTTCTTGACTATATCAAACATGATAATCTTCCAGGTCTCAGCCTGGGTACCGGACCTCACGCCTTCGCACTGGTATCCACAGTATGCCAACTCATTCTCTGGTCTTGGCTTCTTTGGGGTCAAAGATGTAACGGACGCAGTGAAAGTATGCCTAGCCTACCAGGCCTATCATGGCGATGACGAAATCGTCTCCATCTTTATGGCGCCACCAATCATGTTCAAAGGCGGTTACAAAGAAACAAAGACAATCACTATCGGCGGACAATCAACTACTGTCGAAATCTGGAGCCCGGCTGAGGTGTCAACAATGATTGACATGAATACAACTCTATATTCAGAGACTCTGCCAGCAACCCTCGCAGGTTCATATACACCAAAAAACAACAAACTCTTCTGCTGGCCATATAACTACATGGTGATGACCAATATGGTCGGAGACATGCAGGAATATCACTGGGAAGACTTCACCAACAACAACCCAAGATTCAACCTATATGGTGTGCTATCGCAGGGATGTTCAATCAAATGTATTCCAAAAGCATTCAAATACAATGACGCTGCAAACACTTACTGCACAGAATACGCTGTCAACGCTCGCAAATACCCAATCTGTGCCTGGTCATCTGACGCATACACCAACTGGCTGACTCAAAACTCTGTCAACGCAGCAGTTGGCGTCGGTACATCACTTGTCGGAGGCTTAGCATCTGGCGGACTTGCCGGCGGTGTTCTTAGCGGTGCTATTGCCGTAGCTAATACAATAGGCCAAGCAGTACAAGCCACAAAGCTTCCAGACCGTGCAAAAGGCGATGTGGCCACTGGCGATTTTGCGCAGGCCACCTACGAACTATTCCAGCTCTACAAGTACACAATCAGGCCGGAATATGCCAAAATCATTGACGACTACTTCAGTTGCTATGGGTACAAAGTCAACGAAGTGAAGCTCCCAAACATCACTGGGCGCACTAACTGGAACTATGTGAAAACCATTGGCTCTGCTATTCATGCAGACATCCCTCAAGATTCCTGCGACCGTATCAACCGCATGTTTGACAATGGCATCACCTTCTGGCATAACCCATCAACATTCCGAGACTATACGCAATCAAATACAATCGTCACCCCATAACATTCGAGCGAATAATAAAAGAAAGGAGAAAAACCAATGAGGAGACCAGTCACATCCAGAGCACTATTCAAAGATGCTGCCCTGGTGAACGACGCCACCTACTTCGACTACTTGGAACGACTCAAAAAAGTCGCCCTCAGTATGTTTGAGTGGGTCAATTTGCCTGATGGCATGGACCCAAGATGGCTCGAGCGCTGTCTCTACTACAAAGGATGCGCCGCAATGCTCTACGATGAGAAAATGGGCGGATTCATCAACACATCAGCAACGGCTGCCGGCCAGATTAACATCTACGGCATCCCAACCAGCATCAACTGCTATTCATACGGCTACCAATCAACCAGAAAGGCCTACACTCATGGCAGTATGCTGAATCAAAAGCCGGAACAAGGCTGTGTGCTAGTGATGAACAACTGGGAACGTCTCCCAACCGCCAGCTCCATCGAACTCTTTGCAATGCGCCTCTATGAAGCAGAACGCGCAACAGACGTGAATATCAAGAACTCAAAGTTCCCTCTAGTCATCCTTACGGACGACAAGCAACGCTTGACGATGGTCAACATGTACCATCAAATCAGCGGCAATGAGCCGGCCATCTTTGGTGATAAGAACTCAGGCATCCAGGATTCAATCCAGGTCCTCAAGACTGATTCACCATACCTGGCAGACAAGCTCATGAGCTATAAAAAAGAAATCTGGAATGAGGCGCTCCTGTTCCTAGGCATAAACACAATAGACTTCGAGAAGAAAGAGCGCCTTGTAGCTGCTGAATCCAGCTCCAACAACGAGGTCACGAACTTGAACCTTCAAAGCTACCTTGCACCGCGCAAAGAGGCGTGCAAGTTATTCAACGAAAAGTTTGGCCTAACCGGCACGGACCAGGAAATAGACGTGCGAGTACGCTCTGACTTATTCAACGTCATCAAGGAACAGGAATCCGTAGTCACTGACTATGCGACGACTGACTTGGGAGAGGGGGTCGACTATGACGCCTAGTGTATATACTTTGCAACTCAGACAACTTGTCACTGGTGGCTACTACACCAGAGAAGAAGTCGAAGGCTGGTTCAAAGACTATGAACTCACCGACTTTCTCACTGACGAAGAAATCGCAGTCATCAACCAACGCGGCACCTGGACCAAAGACAAGCTCGCCAAAAAGATTGTGGACCACTATTGGATGCGCGAAATCGGCTCGGAAACCCCGGCCCTATTCGAGCACAATGCCAAGGTCTTTATGCAAGAGCTAATGGAAGAGAAACTTCCGCTCATCTACTCGGCCGCTATCAAGTACGACCCATTGGTAAACGTTGACTACACCGAGACCTTCGATGCAGAACGCGCCAACCAAGGCCAAGCCTCAAGCACCGGAACTTCGACCGGCAACACTTCTGGCCTCACGGTCAATAGTGATACCCCACAAACAAATATCAACAAGGCTGCAATCCTAGCTGGCAGCTATGCTTCCTCAACTGGAGCATCCGAAGCTACGGATTCTTCAACCACCACTGGCAACTCAAGCAGCAACGAAAATGGCACCGAGTCCTACACTAAGAAAATCAAGGGCAACTCGGGCGTCTCGGCCACAGCGCAACGCATGGTGGTTCAATACCGTGAAAATATCATCGCCATCGACAGAGACATTGTAGAAGAATGCAACGTCCTGTTCATGGGCCTATATAACAATAAGTTCTAAGAAAGGAGAACAGATGAACAACAAACATTTCATTCAGTCCTGCCTAGCTGCTTGTGAAGCCTGGGGCATTATCCCGACATCATTTGCACAAAGCATGGCCTGGGAAGAGCAAGTCTTGTGGCTCTCAAAGTTCTTGCAGACGCAAGTCATCCCAGTTGTCAACGGACACACTGAAGCAATCAAAGCCATCGAACACTGGCTAGACAATCTCGACCTCCAAGAAGAAGTCGACACCAAGCTTGAAGAAATGGCTGAATCCGGCGAACTCACAGACATCATCGCTCAATACCTCGACTTGGCTGGTGTCTTAGCCTACAAAACAATCGCAGACATGGAAGCAGCAGAAAACCTTGCAGATGGCTCGATTGCTCGTGTATTAGGCAATACAAACGCAGAAGATGGTGACGGTGCCTACTATTTGGTGCGCCAGCTTCTGAACACAGACGTAATTGACGGAGTCCAACTCGTAGCACTCACCAACGCTCCAACCCTTGTTGCCGAAAGGATTGCAGATGGCAACTTGAACTCTGCTGTTGCAACTCTAAACACTAGAATTGATGCAGAAGTTGCAGAAATCAAAAACCGCATAAATGGTTTAATTGGTGTTACTAAACTTGAAAACACCACCAACACTCACTCTGTCGTATATTCGCCAGATGGTGTCAATTTCTACCTATGTGGTGACTATCTACCAGAAGCTGTTGGCGAAGACTCAAACTCACTTACCGAAATCAACGGAGTGTTCTATCTCACCTCTAACAACAGATACTGGTTCTCAACTGACTTGAAAAACTGGAGTGCGCTGTACAACATCAAAACAGGTTATTCCGGAAGAATCTGGGCAACCACCTTCTACTATGACGAAGATTCTGAGAAAGTGTATGCCTACTCAGCATATCAAATTGGCGATGACACCAACTCATTCACCAACGATGTTGGACAGACTTGCTATTACTTCAAGATTGGTGTACAAATCGGTGAAATCAACGCAGACCATTCAATTACATTCAACCAAACTGTAACTGACTTGGTCTCTGCGGCTGACGATTCATTCATCGACCCATTTGTCATCAAAGACAGCGTTCATGGCCTCGTGATGGCTTATAAATCAGAAAAAACCACTAAAATCACCGTGCGCACTATGAGCGACTTGGTCACACCAACAAACACTCATACCCTTACGACTGACCTATACGGTATTGAAGCACCACAACTTGTAACTGATGGCAAGGGTCACATCGACTGCTATGTTGACGCAAACCTATTAGGCTCAACATTGCTTCAAGGATTCACCAGTCTAAATGTCGATGGTTACTTCACCGTGGCTACTAAAGATGGTTGGTACACGGCAGGCCAAACAGGTCTTGTACCAATCAAAGAAGGCTACTCTCGTGGATTCCGTCACATGGGCATCACAAATGCGTCCAAACACGGCCTTGAGTGTGTTGAAAAGCTCGGAGTACAGAACCTGCCAACATTCAATACTCACGGCGCAAATTACGGTATCAACGCAGGTGCAGCATACTACGATTGCCCAAACAATGCAGTAATTTCAAACACCCCTGGTGTAATCAATATGTTAAATAATGGCAGTACCTATACCATCAGATGCTTCTACAAAGATGAACCGCTGAAATGCATCATCCGCGGAACTGTAACTTGGAGTTCTGACTCATGGATTGCATCCTGGCTAAAGAACCAAAGTTGCACCAACACATGGCAAGAACAATACGTTGAAATCATGCCACATGCAACGAACTTGACTGCCGGTGTACGTCCTCCAGTCAACAAATAGGCGCTTTGCCAACTAGCGCA